AAAGGCCAAAAAGCCCGTTTTCAGCATCTGTCGTTTCCTTTCTTTTCAGTGGGTGTTTTAAATAAAAACATGAAGTTACGGAGAAGAAGAACGGAAACGCCTTAAACCGGAAAATTTTCATAAATAGCGAAAACCCGCGCGCCTTCCGCCCCGTAGCCTGTCAGATCGCCGGAAAGGACCCGAGAAAATGAGAATGTTTATCACTTGCATTAATATCCGGTTTCTTCCACCCTCGCACAGGACTGGCGAGCATGAGGGGCAAACCCGCGAACCATAAACGCGGTAAAAACCCGGTGTGCATCGTTTTTGATTATTCCCGCACACTCGCGCAGAAAGAGTTCCCCGTCGGGCTACGGTCTCTGTTAAGACGGGAATACGGCGACGATACAGCGCATGATGTGTCAGGCTTGAATACCTTTATCCGTTAAAAGGGATATCAGTTAAGTTATCCCGTGTAGGGTATAAGCCATTATCAAAGCCACTCAGTAGCGAATGGCTTTTGTAATGGACTATTTAATTAGTGATGCTGCGTATTCGATTAGATATAACTTAGGTGCCAGCCAAATTTTTAACCATGTCATATTGGCTACTACAGAAATAATAAAACTGAACCATAGAATAAAAACTGCTACTAATGGTAAGACAAAACCACTTAACCTACCGTCACTTTCCCAAAGCATAGTTGGTTTGTATTTAGGCTGTCCATTATCGCATGAGCGTCCTTCATTATCGAACTTACCAATTTCAACTTTTTTGCACTGTTTCTTCATAAACCAAATAACCAGCGGAATTGTTGAAATGGCTATTAATGTTTTAATCAGGCTATCAACCATATTCCATACCAGCAACTGATGAACAACATCCGGAATTTGAGCCTGACTGAATACAATGGCGGAATCAATTCCATCGCTGGCCTTCTTCAATAAATCAACAAGAATTTTATTTGCTTCTTCTTGCATGTTTATATCCTGTAAGTTGTAAGTCTGTTCGAAAAAAAAACAAACAACTACGAGAGACAGAAAAAATATCTCAGGCTCTCTTTCTATAAGCTTTTAGTTGAGGATGTTCTGCAAAACAAAACTGGTTAGTTATGTAACTGCTTCCGGAATACAACAGCCGACGTGCTACAACGTAAAATTCGCTTGATTGTGGCAGTTGAGGAAACAGACTTGCATTTCTCAACATCATCAATAATGACCACATCCGGTACAGGAATGACGCGGGTATGCAATGTTTTTGCACTAATAACATCACAGCCATTCAGTGGTCGAATATCTGCATCTTCAGGCACTACCAGAAGCACACGTTTTTCCGGTGCAGAAAAGCCAGCAGCAAGAGTGCGTGACAATAAAGTCATTCCGCTGCGTGGCTTCATACAAATTTCAGAAATATGATTCTTTTCGTCCAAATGATGCTGGACATCATTTTTATCATCATTCAACAACTCTGCTGTTAATACAATCCCTGCTGTCTCAGATTTCCAGGAAATGCTGATATCCTGATCATCTGCATCAACATCATATTTCATCGAGTAAGGACTAAAGCTACGTCCAACGAACGCATCATTTACCAGTACACGCCCACCCTGTCTGACCTGAAAGTCAACGCGCCCTGAAAGCTGATTTGCTGTTACAAGCAATGCCTTTTTTCTTTTTGTTTTATTGCTCATTGCCACCAACTGTTCAGCCATCTCTCTTGTCACACTACCAGAAACTCTTTCTTGAATTTTCACAGAAAATTTTCTGGATGTAGTAGCATCGACATTAAAAAATCTGGATGTCATCAGGCAGTTATTAACAATTGGCATCAGCTCACTTACGATTGTAAAAAATTCCCGGTAAAGCTCATTTTGCTTTTCAACACACAGCTTTCCACAATCGTCCAGCTTACGCTCAAGAGCACTTAACCTTTCCATTATTGAATTAATTTTTTGCAACTCTTTCATCAAAACCTCCTGACAAAGATACCGTGCGACCACGGTCGCACGCTCCTGAATACATGCCCTGTTTCTTCCACCCTCGCACAGGACTGGCGAGCATGAGGGACAAACCCGCGAATCATTAGCGCGGTAAAAACCCGGTGTGCATCGTTTTTGATTATTTCCGCACACTCGCGCAGAGGAGTTCCCCGTCGGGCTACGGTCATGGTTAATGCGGAAATACGGCGACGATGCAGCGCGGTATTTAATGTGCGACCACGGTCGCAAACGAGAAACAAAGAGATTTTTATGCTACAGAGGAACAAGCTGGCGGGTAATTCAGCGTAGTGAATACCGGCATCTCCATCTTGTATGCGTAATGATACTCAGCAGTTGCTCCAGCAGACGCTTTCCAGCCAGGAAGCATCAAAATAGCATCAGCACAACGAAGCATTGCAAAGCAAATATCCATGTATTCACGTTGTGTCAGACCATTAGGCAAAGTGGCTGGATTCAAGACAGAGTGACCATGTCGTGACAAACGATCTGCCTCTTTATTAAAGGCGTCACGATTAAAGTTCTCATATCCCGTCATTGGCCCGGCAATATAAATTTTCATTCACTATCCAACAAATTGAGCTCGTTTTTGATACAGAGGGATTAATTCAGGCATTGCGTCTTGATGTATTCCTGCAAGTAGTTAACCTGCGCAGTTATCCTGTCGATCCCACTTCGGAGACGGTAATAATTGAGTTCAGCATCTGCTGTAAGTCTTGGGCTTTCTCCATTGCCCATGCCGCTGGCTCCGGTCGTTGACTTTGCACAGGTGGCGGCGACTTGCAGGCGCTTACGCCCAGCAGAAACATCAGCACGGAGGCTTTCGATAGTCGCGTTAGCATCAGCAAGCTCCTTTGTATATCTGGCATCGAGTTCTGCTACGTCACGTTGACGCTTCTGCATATCAGCGATTGTGGATGTGGCTTTATCGCGCTGCTCTTTGTAGGCGATGGCGTTATCACGGTAATGATTAACAGCCCACGACAGGCAGACGATGATGCAAATAACCAGAGCGGAGATAATCGCGGTTACCCTGCTCATTGTTGACCCCACAAACAGACTTCACGCTCAATCTCACGACGAGTCATCAGGCCTTTCCATTGCTTACCGCCAGCAGATATCCAGCGACGTAGCTGATCACATGCGCCTTTGATATCGCCCTGGTTTATTTTGCGAAGAAGCGTCGATGTTCTGAAATTACCAGCGCCCACGTTGTAAACGAACGAGTAAAGAGCGCCGCGCGTTGTTTCCGGTATATCGACTTTGATGTACGGGTTAATTTGTCTGGCGACAGTGGCAAGGTCTTTATTCAGGAGAGCTTTGCATTCTGCTTCGGTATACGTTTTACCTAGCATGATGTCTTTTCCAGTGTGTCCGTAACATACAGTCCATACGCCAACAATATCTTTGTATGGTATGTAACTGACACCTTCCAGACCATCGTTACCACTTGGGCCAGTGATGAGCATAGACGCTATGGCAATAGCCCCGCCACCAATAGCAGCTGTGACAGCTTTGCGTAATGATGACTGCATCATATTTCCTTCGGTGCTCTCTTCCCCAGCTCTCCAATAACCATCGCTGTAGCAGAAAGATTATTGGTATTAGTTTTATCCAATATGTCCTGCAATATCTTCGTGCGCTTCATCTGCTCGCGTTTATTGAGCCGGTATGTAAGCACACCGAGGATAATGCTGAACGCGACACCGATAATGAAGCCCCAATCCTGCAATGACAGGCTGGCAAAGAACGCAGCAAGACCAGCGCTACCATAAGATGCACTGCTGTATCGTTCATCCATCTTCATATCTCTTACCTCGCAATAGTTGCTGAGGTTTCGGCTTGGAAACTATATGGCGAAAATAACCCCTACCAAAAACGGCAGGGGAATATATTCTCCAGTTACTCAAATAACTTTTTCACTTCATCAACTGTCTGAAGATAACGTTCGCCCTCAATCTCAATACCTATTGCCTGACGTCCTAACTTCAGCGCAGCTTTAATAGTTGAGCCTGATCCCATAAAGAAATCGGCAACGATATCTCCGGGGCGTGAACTACTCTTTATAATATGTTCCATCATCGCTGCAGGTTTTTCACATGGGTGCTTGCCAGGATAATATTGCACAGGAGGAAACTCCCATACATCGGTATAAGGTACATCAGCAGTAACATGAAATGGACGGCGTAAATTTTCATACTGAGCCTTCAAATCATCATACTGCTTCTTTACTTCCTCATAATGCAATTTCAGATCGCTATAACGCTTTTCATGTTCTGAATAATCAACATTAAAAGGATATGGACACGGGACACCGAGTGAATCTGCCTTCCTGCGAAATAATTCGCATAGTTTATTAAAATCAATTAATGATGGAAGCCGCCACTGCGAATAAGAAAACCAGTGTGAACACATCTGCTTTCCTGTCGCTGAATTAATGTCTGCGGCTGATATATCTAACTGACGGCGAGCCAGCGAAAAAGCATCAATTAGTGGAGAAAAAATATTTTTTCTTAAATCTGCACATTTTGAAGCATAACCTGACTGACCTTTAGCATAACCTGACGCGCCGTAATGCTCTGCAAATAATATTCTTTCAGTAGCAGGAAAATAAGCCCTTAAACTTTCTTTATGACAACCGCGCCACATACCACTGGGTTTAGCCCAAATAATATGGTTCAGAACATTGAAACGGTCGCGAGTTAATAATTCAATTTTTGACGCAAGGCGAGAGCCGGTAAACATATACAGGCTGCCATTAGGGGCCAATATCCGCCAAAATTCTGCCAAAAATTCGTCAATCCACCCCAAAAAGTCAGCATCGCTATCCCACTGGTTATCCCATGCGTTAGCCTTTACGCCGAAGTATGGTGGGTCTGTTGCAATCAAATTGACCGAGTTATCAGGGATGGTTTTGATAAATTGCAGAGAATCTGCGCAAACGAGTTGTGCGCCATGAATATTAGTGGTTTTGAACATAGCTATTATTTTTTTGCCTGGGTAAGCTAACCCGGCGATGCGCATCGCGGGTGGGCTTTAGGTTCAGCCTATAGCTCTGGCATGGGTTGACCGCAGGACAAGCTGCAACTTGTCCTGCGCCCACTTTTCAGGCACAAAAAAACCGCCATAAAGGCGGCTTGTTGGCTGTTGGGTACAAAAAACCCAACTTAACAAAACAATAACTAAAAACCGTCATTTTGCCAAGCTTTTTCGTTTTTGTGCTGTGCGACCGTGGTCGCACAGTTTTTAGAAAGTTGCCTGCTTATATTCATCGGTCAAAGAATATCGACCAGACCCGCTACGCTTTGCAACCCCAAAACAGATCATCTGTTCGATGATAAATTCAACGGCAGCTTGACTCAAAAAACAGGCTTCGCTTAACTCTTTCAGGGAAATGCGTGGGTATCCACGCATAACACATTCCACACTCAGGGCCGCTTCAGTCATATTTCCACGAATTTCATTAATATTCATAACGCCTCTCTAATCAATCTTGAAACTGGAAATCAACATCAGCCATAAAGCGGTTCAACTCAGCCAGTTTTGGCCCCATAGTCCCAACTAAGCGACCAGCCAGTCGGTCTGCTAGGTTGGTACTGTTGAAACCATATTCCTTTTCGAAACGTTCAACCTTCTGCCACAACTCATACAGTTCGTTAGCTATCTCCGCAACGTCGTCGCGCATTTTTTCGTTACCTTGATAATTCATAATATCCTCCAAATTCATATAGTTAGTTGGTTATTGCCCCTCAATGACACGAACTGTAACTCTGCCAAACGAACACATCCAGTGTTATTTTTCACTTTTTAGTGAAATTTTTAATTTGCGCTGTTTTCTTGTTTTGGTGTATTTTATGGATATGGAGGCTATAATATGTTTAACGTGATAACCCACCCTGCAGCACTGGATGAACTGCTTGAACTACCAGATGATTTGCGAGGTCGCATGACCAGATTAATTGAGCGACTGGAGAAAGAAGGCAACAAACTGAAGATGCCCCATAGCCGTGTAATAGGTGGAGGGCTTTTTGAACTACGAGTAGGGGATAAAAACATCGCAAGAACGCTGTACGCCTACGCGACTGGTAACGAAATTTATCTATTGCATGCATTTGTAAAAAAGACACAGAAAACACCGGTGAAGGCTATCGAAATCGCCAGAACTCGCCTGAAGGAGATGAACTGATGAAAGCGAAAGGCATCCCGTTTAACGAAGTAAAAGAAAAACTTCTCAACACTCCAGAAGCCATCAAAGGATATGAAGAGGCCGATAAAGAGCTGGAGATGGTCGAAATGTTATACGAAATGAGGGAAAGAGCAGGTTTAACGAAGTCAGCTCTGGCTGAACGAATGGGATTGCGCCCGTCAGCTATCAGCCGCCTGGAAAGCAATCCTTTAGGGGCAAGCATGAAAACTTTATCAAAATATGCCCAAGCATGCGGTGCAACGATTAATATTAATGCCGTCTATTGATTAGACCCTTTTCGCTACCCCGTCCAGAAGGGCGGGGTGTATATCAATGATGTAAACACTCAACAGCAATAACTTGTTGGCAATTCTGAGCAATCTCCCGCGACATACTAACAAGTCGTGAAATCTCGCCAAGATGCAAGCTGGCTTCTGGAGAAGCCAGAGCAACGCTAACCAGATCCAAAACGGCGTCGATGTCTTTTAGGTTTGATCCGAGTTCTTCAAGAGTTGATACAGGTGCTTCAGTCATTGAATCTAATACCATTTAATTAAAAAAGGTTATTTGATACTGTATAAAATTACAGGGTAAAACTCAAATTTTATAGCCAACTTTCAATAGATTAACTGGTTAAATATCTTTGTAGTCCGATACTTATGTTCCCTTCCTACTCCTCGCCAAACCACTTCCAAAAGCCCATCACGGACAGCAGAATCAAGCATCCTTTTAACAATTCTGCTATTTAACCCAACATCAAAAGCAAGCATAGAAGCGAAAACAAACCCATCACCACCATCAGAAAAGCTCTTTTCGCTCCGTTTTCGTATCATTTCAAAAAGCAATGCCTTTTTATCCATTTATCCCTCCGTGACCAGTCACGCTTTGAGCGCAAGTTTCAGCCTCGTGGTTGTAAGGTGGCATGACCCTTCGCCATCAAAAATGCATTCTGAAACAGGCATTTTTTGACCACATCGCGGGCAAGTAGTAGATAGCTGCTTCTGCAGCTCCTTATAGTTTTTCCTGATCAGCAAACCAATGACTTCGTTCTCCGAATATGGAACTCGCCCTGGTCTACGCAATACACAAATTTCCCCCAACATACGTAACTCGTCAGGCTCCAAAATCCAGTCCCGTCTTGATGTGCCTTCCTTCTTCAACCGTTCCCTGCGTCTCCTTTGCCGTTCTGCCGGTGTCAGCGCCATAAATCCTCCTGAAAATTACTTAACCCAATTAACTACACCGCCAGCGGCCACAACCGCTTTTTCACAGTCACGCTCATATCTCAAAGGTTGAAATACACCATCAATAAAATATTTATCTCCACCAAACGCTGCAGGAAGTGAAACAGAAAACTGAACATGACCATCCGGAGTTACCGGAGAGTTGCCAGCCAACCTACGCAACACAGCCTTAACGGCCTCAATACGGTCATCATCAACTTTTTCTACAATATTGGAATTTAAATACTTCGACGCCTTGCTATGCCAATCGCTGGTTTTAGGGTCTTGTCCATCCATCAAACGCCAGGCTTCAGCGATTAACTCATAGCCAGTGACAGTGGCTTCCTGCGCATCACCAATAAGTCGTGTAATCTCTCTTTCAAGCCGACCGCCTAGCTCTGTTTTAGTGCAATGTTCTGACCAATCGCCAGCCTCAAGCAGCGCGAGAATGCTTAAAATATCGTCCAATAGAACGGTAGTATTATCGACTTCCTTCTGAAACTCACCGGCTACTGCTTTATGCATCATTCGTCATCCTCATCCGAGTCATCCTCATCACAGGATGAGAGTAGTGGGTTAGTCATTCGCCCTACTTGAGTGGCGTAGCCACGCCGACAGAGATTGCGCAGCACACTGTATATTTCGAACATCTCGGTTCGTTCATCGCCAACATCAAGCTCAGATGCTATAGCGTGGCATTCAGTCGCGAGAGCCGATATTTTCTGAAATAACTCTGCTTTATTCACTCTTCGACTCCTGCGGAGGTTCTGGTAGCGGCATCCAGTGAGTTGCTTGCTCAATAGCATTACCCGGCTTAATCGTTGCATCTCCGCGCCGAAAGGTGCTTCCGGTATAGCGTGCGGAGCATATTAGCGGTTCAACCAGAGAGCTATCGAAATTCACCGAAATAAGCACGTTCTGGCCCTTTTCAGGCATTCGCTCACTACAGCTTATCCAACCATCCGGAGTTACCGGATAGTTGCCAGCCTCATACGCGACCCTTATCCAGTGCATAAACATTTCAGTACTTACACATCCACAATCAACATCAATTTTGTCATGCTGCTGTTCCAGCCATTGCTCAAAAGTTAACTTGTAAGTTTGGCTTACAGGTTTGGCTTCCAGTTCTGCTACGCGCTGTTTTGCAGCATCCAGTTCAATCGACAATTTTTCCAACTGCTCTTTATGCTTTTTATATTCCTGATATGCGTGCCAAGACTGACCTTTGCGCACACTATCAGTAATATCAGTAATCTGTTCTGGTGTTAGCGTGGTCAGTGGCTGTGCTGGGAAAATAAGCACTTTCCCGGAATCCCAATCAAAACCCGCCTGAATTGACTGAACCTCAACTGATGGTGTTGAACCGATGCGACCAGGCGAATGAACAACGATCGTTACATCCATATCGCGATGATGGCTATGGTTGTTGGACAAAATGCGATTCACCAACTCAGAAAATTTGGAAAATTTCATGCTGATTCTCCTTTCTCTGCTCTCTCCTGTCGGAACATCACTATCATCAGGTCACCTTTTGTCGCTATCCTGGCTGTTGTTCCAGGCTCAATGCGGCTAAGTTCAAATGCGTCATAGAACGCCTCTAACGCTTTCTGGCGTCTCTCCTGTTTGCGCCGTTTTTTCCACTGTTTTAGAAAAATGGAACCAAGCCATCGCCATGCACGGGACATGATGTAAAGCCAACCGAGAAGTGCCAGACCGGTATTTAGGGCCGTATCGATCGTTATCGTGGTGTCGATATTCACTACGCCACCTCCTGAAAATTTCCCTGATAAAAAGCCAGCACACGCTGCATAACTTCACTTTTCCGGCAATCGTGACAAATCATGTTCAAGCGCCTGTCGTAACGACGTATTTCTCCGTCAGGTAATGACCAGATAAGGTCTGGATCAACCACTACCGATGTCTTCGGCTTTACTCTTGATAGTTTTTTACGGGCGTTTTGCCAGTCCTTGCGTGCTTGTGCAGACAGAAATATCCCGGAGCCAGAGATATACAAATCACCACTGGCAGCAAGCTCTCTTGATAAACGACTAACAGCACATCGGCTAATACCAGTTTCATCCGCAAGTTGCCTAACCGTTCCTCGTCCATTCAGGCGCACGAGTTCCACAATTTGTTTATTCAGTTCTTCCCTCTGTTCTGGTGTAAAAGCCTTTGCCATTACGATTCTCCTTGACCTTTTACAAGACGGGAGAAAATTGCGGATACATATTTAGCCTGATGAATAGCATCAGCTAGGGCATTGTGTCGTTCGCCATCAAATGGCATATCTTTTTTAGGATTAAAACCAATAAACTGACCAAGATTAACGATTGTTCGAACATCCTGATCATTAAAATATTCCCACGGACAGGCTAAGCCAACGCGCTCATAAGCACCGCGTAAAATTACATTATCGAACGTTGCTCCATTTCCCCATACTTTCAATTTTTTTAAATTACATGCATGGCAAGTAATAAAGTGTGATAATTCAAAAAGTGCATCCTTAATATCAAGGGCATCATTAGTACAAATTGCGGCTCTGGCTTCCTTGCTCTGTTTCAACCACCATAAAATGGTATCACCATCGGCGACACCACCATTCAACATCGAGCTTCTGAGATTCACTGGCACATAAAAAGTAGGACCTAATTCCTCATTTTCTGGAGAAAAAAACACTGCCCCGATAGAAACAATTGGAGCACATGTGTTAGTACCCATTGTTTCAAGGTCAATCATTACATCAGACCGTTTCCTGTCGTAAATAATCTGATTAGTCACGAATAATTCTCCTCAACGTTTATCTATACCCAAATTTCCTGTTGATATGTTCTGGATGGTTTTGGCGTTCTTTCTGATTCAGGTAAATGAACATAAACGCAATATCCATCACCTAAAAAATCAGAACGAACAACCAGAACTTTCTTACCACGCCGCCGATAATTATCTGAAAGACGCTCTGCTTCATCATGCGTCATCGGCCCCTGCTTAAATGGCGTTATTTTCATTTTCTTGTGCGACCACGGTCGCACCCTCTCTGATTTCCAAGTAACGCTTAATCCAAAGATTTTCTATATGCTTATTACCTGGCTGATTTGATAAATACCAATCGGCAATTACAGACTGCTTATTACTATCTGGTCGTGTCCTGTAACCACAAGTTGGACACCAGATAACATATTCATTTCTTACCCCCGAATACCTTAATTCTGGCTTCGACGGTTTCCTGAACATAACTTGTTTACAAAGGCAGAATGGCACTTCCTGCCCGATGGCGTTTGATGATTTCACTGCGCTTCTCCGCCGCATTTAATAATGCAGTTCGATTTAAGCTCAGACATCGCGACTTAATTAAAAGCCAGCGTTCTTTATAATCTTGTCTCCAGCTATCAATAGATATATTCAGTAGAAGACTCAGATGCCTGTCCTGTTCTCTCTCATCAACTGCCTCAGCACACGTAAGTTCTGATTTAACCTGCTGTGCCGCGTAATAAATCAATTTCCGCATGGCTTTTTTCGTGGAGGCCTTCATTTTTTTAAAGCCGCCCCCCGAATGAGCAACCAGAAAATCAAGCCATAACCACTGACAAACAATCACATCATTGTTGTAATCAGGCTTGCATCCGTAGCAATAATAAAGCCAGGCTGATTCCTCGTTATTCAACTGACCAATAGCCCTGCGCCAGCTGGCGCTCTGAAAATCAATATCAGTGAGCAACATTGATGATTGTTTAAATGTTTTCCCCTGGTGGAATCTAACCGGCTCAGCAGGAACGGACACTTCGTATGAGTTATCATCCCCCACACTGATTGACCGGACTGGTTTATTGTTAAACCGTCCTGATCTACCGAGACGCATCTGCTCAAGCTGGACCTCCAGAATGCCACGCTGGCGATAATGAACATCAGCCAATGCCGTAGAGACGCAGCTGCGTATATACTCAAGCTCCACGCTTACGACTCTCCTTAATCGACTGCTTTACCCGCCGAGTTGTAAAGTCACTCTTCAGCTTATAAGCAGTACGAACTTCAATATCGCTTTGCCGCAATGAAGGAATCTCTCCAGCGGTTAACCATTGGTAAACAGCTCCGGGTGTTACACCTACCCCTGCCGCTGCTTTTTCTACACTGCCAAAGTGGCGAATAAGTTCTTCTGGTTTCATGTTGTTATTATAAACAATAAACAACAATTAAAGCCAGCTATAATAAATAAATTTTATAGCCAGCTATAAGAAGATCATTTATGATTAAGCTATGAAAACACGAGGCGAACGACTGAAAGCACGCCGTTTAGAGATGAAGCTGACGTTGCGAGAAGTTGCTGAGGCTGTCGATATCTCTATTGCAGGCGTCCAAAACTTAGAACGTGGCGACGTAATGCCGTCACTGGAGATAGGTATTGCCCTGGCTAAATGCTTACGCAAGCCAGTGCATTGGGTGCTGTATGGGACAGAATATGACCCTGATCGCATTCCTGTTATTGGCACAACTGAAAGTGGACCTGATGAAGAGTGGAAGCCAGGACAGGTTCCAAATACTGAGCGATTCCTGCCATTCATCAGCCAGCGCAATACTGTTTATGCGTTAACTATCAGCAATCTGGCGCAGGGAAACTATCAGCCTGGCGATTTTCTCCTGGTCGATTCTGCGCTGGAACTGGTCCCCGGCGAGGATGTTCTGGTTCGTGATACTGCAGGAAATATCACCATCCAGCGCCTGGCCCGTTTTGATGATGAAAATTACTATCTGGACGGAACAAATTCACAACGCGCCATCTTCAGGAAAAGCGATCTTGAATTTGTTCACCAAATAGTCGGAACGATCAAATCATTCATGGTTGAGGGTAGATGACTTAATACGGGGTTTATTGTTTGCTGTAAATCTGGTTTAATGCAGAGCATATGTTCTGTGGGTTGACTCAGGTTACAGCAGCAGAAAAAAGACGAAAAAAAACCCGAGTCGGCAAACTCGGGTCCTTTTCAGGAAGCAGCCACAGTAACGCGACGGATTCCGTCAATTCAAGATGCGTTTATTGTGGCTGCTCCTGCGGATTTTTTCAACCCGAAAAAACATAATTCGTATGGAATGGCTAAAAAATGACATTAAACGATTTCTATGCGGATCGCTTTGGCAGCGATCCGTTCTCGCTAATTGAAGCAGCACGGGATGAACTAACCGAGCTGGCACAGATGGCTGGTATCAACTGGTCTGCCTGTTCCGACAACATCCAACTCAACCCTCGCGGGGGTGTTGAGCGTTACTCTTCATACAATAAAACATCTCCAGAAGCTCTCGAAAAGAGCCTCAAAGGACGCGTAGAAATTTACTCCCGGCTGGAACACAGCAAAGGGATTGATTACCCGTTCATTAACTTCGTCCATAAAGGCAGCGATGCTGGCTCATGGAGCGGTTTCTCCTTCCTGTTTTCTGAATATCGCCGTGAGCAACAACGGAATAATGCGACCGTGGTCGCACAACCGGAAGAAGAACGGGCAAGAATAAAACGTCAGGCCGAAGCACGTCGTCGCCGTGAAGAACAAAAACGAATTAATGACCTGAAAAACAACCAAATGGACCATGAACGTTTGCTGGGATGGCTGGCATTCCACAGCGCGTGGGAACATGCTCCTGCAGAAGACGGCTCATGGCCATATGCGATTAAAAAAGGTATTCGTGACGTTTTTAGTTCATGTGATGTGCGTCGCGTGACCAGTCACGACAGTGCGAAATGGAACCGGGGGCCAACCACATATATGGCTATCCCTCTGGCTCACCTGGACGGTCGTTACGATGGTCGTATTGTGGGTTGGCAGCGAATCGACAAACAAGGTGGGAAATACCAGACCAGCGCAGTAACCAGCGGCGATTTCGTCGGTGCCTGCTTTGTTATCGGTGAGCTGAAAGGGGCGCAAAACATCGCTGTTACAGAAGGTTTTGCTACTGGTGCATCCATCTGGCTTGCCACGAAAAAAGATAAACGCTTTGACGCTGTGGTTGTCGCTGTATCCGCTAACAACATGGTTCATGTTGTGGAACAACTGGTAAACATGTACCCGGCGGCAAAAATCACCTGCGCACTGGATAATGACCGGAAATCAGCCACAGAAGGAAAAGGGAATACCGGCCTGCGGACTGGCTATGAAATCTTATCGAAATTCAACGATGTCCGCTGCGTCTATCCAACTTTTGAAGACGATCCGCAAATGGAGTGCAGTGACTTCAACGACCTGCACAAACTACGTGGACTTCGTGAAACAGCACGTCAACTATTTGCAACAGCAAACCGCCTGAAAACCGGCACTGATTTGCTATCTCTGACGCTCAACCGCCTGAAGACAATTAAGCGGGATAACCGTCGTACTTTTGCCAAAGAGCTGCTGAGAGCGGTGGATATTGGCATGCTAACCTGTCCGGTTCCTAACAGTCCGTCAGATTTGTTTAACATGTTCTGCATCGTTCTGCGTGAAATGGGGCTGGAAAATATCTATCGCGCTACGGTAAAAGACCACATTGCCCGTCGCCTGAATAAAAAGTGCCGTATTGCCCAGGCTCCGCGCTCTTTCAGCGAACGCATAACTGATCCCAATAAACGCCATCAACATATCACCTATAAGCGTTTTGAAACTTCGGTAATGACCGATGACGTCCTGAAGTACGTGCAATCACTACAGGGGATCGTCATCGTTCGTGCTGGTATGGGTTCCGGCAAATCTACTGGATTGTTACGACCGTTAATGCATAGCTCAGAACGCGGTATCTCTGTAGCTCACCGTGTTTCCCTTATTGGTGGCCTGTGGGAAATGATGACTGAAGGAAAAGGTGTAAAAGCCGATATCCTGCACTATCAGGACCCTGGCTATCAGGAAATGGCTCCATACGCCAGTAAACTGACCATCTGCATAAACTCGATTGTTAAAAACTGCTGGCAACCGTTGATGCGCCAGCACGACTATTTTGGCTTTGACGAGGCCACACAAGGGCTACGTGCCGTTCTTTCCGGTCGGGCTATGGAAAACCCGGTGGCTGTATTCAATACGCTAATTGACGCGCTGGCCAGAACGGAACAACACCCAATCATGGTGGATGCTGATGCGAACGATCTGCTGGTTGACCTGGCTGAACTGGCTATGAAACGCCGTGAAGAACTAGGTTTACCGGCATGGCTGCAGATCCACGTAATTGAATTACCTGTTGATGTTCGCAACCGCGAAACAGGTGAGCCAATCCGGGTTTTTTATACAGAAAAAGATCGCATCATGACCGAGGTGGTGAAAGCTGTATCGGATGGCGAAAAAATCATGTTGGCCACCGACAGCTCCACCTTTGCAGAAGATGTGACAGCCACCCTGAGAATGCATTTTCCTGGTAAGAAATTTCTGTGTGTAAACCAGAAAAACAAACCAGAGCCAGAAGTTGAAGCATTTACCAATCAACCGAAAAAGATGGTCAAAAAATACGACGGCCTGATTTATAGCCCGTCTATTTCATCCGGCGTGTCGATTGAGCAAAAACATTTTGACCGTCATTTCGGCATGTTCTGTGGTGAAGTTGTACCCAGCGACGCAGTGCAAATGCTACGCCGCGACCGTACAGCAAAAGAATTTATTATCGGCTTTGATAAAGCTCGTGCAAAACGTGAAACTGACCCGCAAAAAATAGAACGAGCATTCGCCCAGGCATTGCTTGCTACCGCAGGTATGAACGGTGAACTGACGGATGTCATTTTCGATGGCGACCGTATATCAATGGGGGTGGCCAATACCGACTTTACCAGGATGAAAATTAAAGCAGCCGCAATTGAAGCGACTGCGCGTAACGACTACGCCAGCAACATGATCTGCATCATGCACAGCGACGGTTATAAGGTATCGCCGCTGGGCACCGATTATGCTGCGAATGATATCGGTAAAGATCTGCGTAAAGAAGCGCGGGATATTGTGTGGGAACAGACACTGGATCTGCACCTCAATACAGAAACTCCACAAGAATCAGAGCGTGAAGAACTGCTAAAAAAACGCGCGCTGACGCTTGAAGAACAGGCAAAACTTGTCCGCTGGGATATTGAAAACGAACTGAAACTACCGGTTGAAGAAGGCACACTGAAATTCTATTTCGATGGTGCTCGAGACAAAGTTCGCCGCTATGAAACAATGCTTTTAGATGAGGTAACAGCTCGTCGTTACGACCGGGAAGAAGCAGCCATCAATTTTACCTACGCATACCGTCAGGCGGGACAGTGGCAATATTTTGTAGTGACCGCGATGACTCGCGAGCAGGCTGATGATGTCTTTAAAACTAAATTCCCTGGAATAATCGATCACAAGGTAAAAGCTACTCCTACTGTTGAAGTCGGGGCGCGCGGTTTCTATGCGCTTAAATCAGCAACTCTCCGGCAGTACTTTATCGACTGCGGTATCAACCCTGAGACTATGACCGGCGAGGCGACTCAGGAGCGTCTCAAATTCGCTCGAGATAATCTCATGACAGCCGAACGCCGTGACCTGTTGAATAACGTTCTGCACATTGGTGGTTTTATGACGCCAAAAGGGAAGCCTAAAGTGCCGGAAGCGTTGTTTAAAAACATTTGCGACTCTCTTGGCCTTAAAACAGGTAAACGTCGCGGCAGAGACGGCGATAAGCGTCCAACCTTGCGTTTTGTTGAGCCTGAATCAGCGGCATTTATGCTGGATATTCTTGTTCAGCGTCAGAAAGATGGCCTAACCCTAAAAACGCGTAAAGCCGAGAAGACAGCCATCGAAATGGATCGCGATTTGGATCTCAATATATATATGGATGATAAAACGCGATCCACAAACGAGCAGGTTCAAAACGCCCATCATTCAGTAATTTCTGAGGCTTTGGCCGTATTGCCGGTGGCTGTTCCTGAGTCCTGGGCGATGAGTGCGCTTTCCGGTGAGGAGCTGGCCACTATGTCATCATGGTCATCAACCAGCATAGCTATGACGTTTGCATCTCTGTACCTCACAGAGTTCATGGATCACTTGTCCAGCAATGAACTGCGGCGGTTACGAGAATACATTACCGGGAATAGCTCATGCAGCTACGAAGAGCAGGGCGCTTTCTATGGGTAATCAGTGGATATTATCTTTGTGTCTCTTGCTTTGTGTGTTCCAGCAATGGTTTTGGTTCATAGATCGAAAGTCTCACAAGGAAAACATGAAGGCCAGGAAGGCGATGTTTCGTGGTGAACAACTCGCGCAGACTTATCGTATGTGGAAACGTTTCTATCGTGATTTTTCGGTGAACGGGGAGTAAAAATATGTCTACTACTGCATTTTTGGACAAACTTGATTACCGTCAGCTGCAGTTCTGCCGGGATGAATGCGATCGACGCATTAAGGCTATCCAGGAGGAAGAAAAAAAGGTCGCCTGGGCTGTAACAGATCGTGGCCTTATCTTTGGCTGGTTCCGTACGGAGGATTACCTGAAAGCAGTGGAATTATTGGCGCGTAAGGCTGCTGAGCGTTGGGAACGAGCAGACAAGGAAAACCCGGAGACGAAGTATGAACTGAATCTCTACATCGAGGGCAACCGTCTACCATTGTCAGAGTATAACGCTTTGTTTGCTGATGGTGAGTGGGGTTAAAAATGGCTGTTCAATCATACAAACACCAATCCCTCTTGGATAAGGGATACATTCGCATCAAGCTAAGTCGTTCTCAGCATAAGGCCATTTTTAGGGTAAGGAAAATTCGTATATGGGATACGTATGCGTATTACTATAACGGTGAAGAGGTTATTGTTGAGCACTTTCTTGCCAGATGGTTTGTAGCCCTGATTTTTGTCCCTTTTCTGTTAATTGGCACTTTGGCAGACGGTTTTCCTAGCACATGGCAGGAGCTAAAGAAATGCCTTTTCCCGCATAGATACGGTAGCCTTTCGGCAGACAGCTGGCGAGTTATACCTGGTAAACATTCTGTGGATGAGCAACCGATTGTTGATTACTGGTTGAAGCGTATGGCTGATGCTAAAAAAGTTGATTGAGTTGCGATAACTGTTACAGGAGATAAAGTGAAGAGTTTTATTTTTGTTTTATGTTTTGCCTTTTCTGCTGCGGTTTATGCCCAGGAAGATAGCATTTCTGTTATTGACTCATCAGCAGAGCTTGCATGTAAAAATAATCCCGATGCTGCATCAAAAGAATCATGCAAAGAACTGCTCCTTTCGACGGCTGCTTTTGCTTCTGAAAATGCAAAATTTTATTCAGCCTTTTGTCGCGGCTATGTTAAGGAAGAAGATAAAGAAAAATGTGATGATGCCGGTAAGTTAGTTAGGTATTTCCAATCTCTTAATCAGTAATGGCCTTTGATTAACGATCAACTTCTGAACACTCGTTTAAGCAAACTATAAAAACACCTGTCCCCGTGACTGGTCACGGGGTAAAATGCCTTTGCAAATTATTGACGTGCGCGTCGTTTTGACGGTAAAGTTACTCCGCTACGGTAAATCCCGTAGCCGGGCGTAGGAACCCGAGTAAATGAAGCGCACAACACGCGCCTGCGTGTTTTTTTGTGTGTAAAATCTGCGTACACCAAATTTATGGTGGCTCAGATGGGGCAGCTTTTAGCTGGCCGGTTTCTTCGTTTACCGGTATTCCTACCCCCGTCTGGGCTACCGCCATATAGAGCGTAGGAACTCTGGTGGTAGCACGACCAATTAAACGGAGTGCATACCATGTTCAAATTCAAATTTGCGGCAGTCGTTCGCACAGACAAAAAGTCACACATCCATCATCTTTCCACCATCGCGTCATCTGAACGGGAAGCTCGTCGCCAGTTCGCCAGCCGGTTTGTCCTGGTATTGTCTGCCCGTATTCCGGTGCGCGAGGTGGCTGCATGAATCAGGTAAAAATGAACACTGTTGGCCTGCTGGAATCGTTGGATGAACGTCTGGCTCAGGTCTATGCGCTCGTATCATCAGCCCATCGGACAATCTCCAGTTGTGAGGCGTCGATTTATCTCTCAGAAGCAGGGAAACTCCTTCAAATTGCGTGTGAGCTAACACACGAAGCACAGGGGTATTCAGCGTCGCTCTCGTCGCAATTGCTGCACGATAAGGAGGCTGAATGAGCGCGTTAGCAGTCTTTTCCTTTCAGGAAGAGCATCAGGTTCGTGTAGTGATGATTAACGGCGAACCGTGGTTTGTTGCATCTGATGTGTGTATGGCGGCGGGTATTGATTCTACGGCCATCAGAAAGTTGGATGAGGACGAAAAGGGGCAGGCGAGGTAGGCCACACAACAAGGCACCGATAATTCGGTGCCTTTACTGTATGCTTTATCCGAAATATGTCAGCCATGCTAACTGCATTGCTGACATAGGGCTGTTTGCACTGCCGGACCAAGCATAATTCTGGCCATTATAATGAAACTCAACAACGTATGAACCATCACCAATATTTCTCACAGGCTTAAATACCGGCTTAGATACAGGTGAAGAAGGCGCGGGCGGTTGCTGTTCTTCTACGCTCTCTTCCTCTTCCTCTTCCTCTTCCTCTATCTCTATCTCAATTTCGTCGTCATCCAGATCGTCATCATCTGATAATTCATCCGTCTGTTCAGGTATTGCTTCCAGCTCTTCTTCGTCAGGCATAACGATTTCTGGAGTATCTATTTTCAGCTGCCATTGTCCATTTTCGCCAACAAATTGCCCCAGAGCATCAGCAGCAAATTCCAGGTATCGGCTAATCATTGTTGGGCTAAATTTGAATGCTCTTAGAGTGCTGTTCGTGATTTTTATAGAGGGGTCCTGCTCTACCAGCTGCTTAACTGTGTTATGCAGACGAACCCCGGCATCTCCTCTGGCGAATCCAGGCATTTCGTCATCAAGCTGCTGCAATGCTTCCAGCCTGGTATTTTCGTTTCCAGTATTTGGCCTCCATGTCTTTGAGAAGTTGGCCAGCTTGAATTGCTTATAGTGTAATTGAGTGTTTTCATCGTCATGGCCTAAAATTTCCATAAAGAAAACATCCTCATCTACGTTTTTCCAACGAGGATCTACGCGGAAAAACATTTCATACGCAATACGGGCATAAATAGCACGACTATCTTTATAAACACGGCGGTCATCTTTGAAAAATGATTTAACCCACGGGTTAAAAGCCTTTGCTAATATGGCATTAATACGTCCGTTTTCAGAGCGTGTGTCGTTATCTCCATAACCTTTAACGACATCATCAAAATCAGATGCTGCTGGGCATGAGCGAAGTACATTTATTAAATAAACAAATGTTTTTGCTTCGCATAATGTATATATTTTTCTGGTTATATCATCAGAAGTTCTTTTTTTAGCTTGGCCTAAAAAATCAACGGTATACTTACCAGAAACAGTAAATGTACCTTGATACATAATCTCAATCATTCGTCTTCCTGACAATGCAGCAAGTGCAAATGCCAAAGGAGCCATACCTGAACGAGTGTTTAGATTATTTAATGTAGCAGGGCTATTTATAATATCGTAAATAGCTTGCATATATTTAGGGTAATCAATGACCACCACGTTACGTTTCTTATTGTGCAGAACGTCCGCCCATCGTTGCTGGATAGATGCGCGTTCGGCAGGGCTTAGTTGAAGATGATAGAGAATCTCATGGTTAACTTTTAGCTGATTCAACTCCTCAAGCAAGGCAGATCCTTGCTGTAGTAATTTATATAAATAATCGCGCTTATCTTTCCAGTTATCGCTAGTTAAATCAGAAATTGCGAATTGCCACTCTTTATATTTATTTGATAATTTTAATAACTTATTATGATTTTTGTTATCACCAATTCTGATATTAGATAAATCTTCTGATAAAGGGAGAATTAATTTTAATTTTGCCTGTAAAGTTGACATTCTCTGGCGAATATCGGCAGCAGGTAGAGAAAGCCATGACAATAGCTCCTCATTATATAAAGGATACTTTTCAGATAGGCGATGTATATTTTTTTCAAAGCTATGATGAAGTTTATCATCAAACCGTTTTCTGGCCCTGCTCATATAGGCATTGAATGTGTTGGCTGTAATTCTTTTTTCTAATCCTTTCCCCCTAAACTTTCGCTTGTCATTAAATAATGCATTTTTAAATTTTAATGCAACAGCCTTTATTTTTTTTGTTTTTTCCCCTTGAGGACGGTCAGAGTTATCTATTGACTCAACATCGCTAACAAGTGAGTTTATTAATTCACCGATTTTTACTTTGCTCATCTTTCCTCTCCTGATTATCCGCTCGGATTATCGTAACACAATTTGAGAATAAGTTAACTAATAACGCGTTAACTTAGCCACAAACTAACAGAACACAATAACGGATAATAAACAAAAACACAATAGCAGAACATTAAAATTTGTTCCTTGACTTTGTTCTATAAATCAGCACATAATTCCCCATTATACGCGCGTATAATGGGGAATTATGTTTCGTTATGTTCTTGATTAGTGTTCTTATTTAATGTAATGTTCTCAGTTTGCGTACTGTTTTGTTTAACATTTGTTTTAATTCTTTATTTGTGTTCTTTATTGTGTTTGTGTTATTACTTGGTTTTTATGTTCTGTATTTGTGTTCTTATGTTTGTAAGGTTGGGAGAACTAATAGAGAAAACGTATCTCATTGATGATTCTTATCATGTTTCTCTAGTTTTATATGATTTCCTTTCTTAAGAAAGGTAATAAATATCAATTAGTTATGATTATATTGTTGTTCGTTTTATGCATTTCGGGAGGGGAAAAAAAGATGATTTAGCTCAAATATTCGCCTTTGCGTTTTTCGTTTTGCTTTGCCTTTTTCATGCAAATTTGCTAGAAATAAGCAAAGATTTAATTATTAAGCAAAGTTACAAGCTGGAGATGACAGTATGTCTTTGAAAAAGTTATTGCAAGATTGTGTTACGAGAGGTCAAGAAATGACCCAAGCAATTGCTATCGCTCAATTCGGTGATGATAGTCCTGAAGCTCGGCGTATCACCCGCCGATGGGGTATAACTGAAGTAGCAGATTTAATTGGTGTAACTCCTCAAGCAATTAGAGATGCTGAGAAGAGCGGGCGTTTACCTGCACCTGACTTTGAAATGAGAGGAAGAATTGAACGTCGTGCTGGTTATACCATAGATCAAATCAACAGTATGCGAGCAGTTTTTGGCAACCCAAACCAACGACCACAAGATAAAAACCCTGTTGTGCTTGCCGTTATGTCACACAAAGGCGGCGTTTATAAAACATCGTCTGCGGTACATCAAGCTCAATGGTTAGCATTACAAGGTCATCGTGTTCTTTTGGTTGAAGGTAACGATCCTCAAGGCACGGCCTCTATGTATCACGGTTATGTTCCTGATTTACATATCCATGCCGAGGATACTTTACTGCCATTTTACTTAGGAGAACGCGATAACGCTGAATATGCTATAAAGCCAACATGTTGGCCTGGGCTAGACATTATCCCTAGCTGCCTAGCCTTACATCGTATAGAAACAGATCTCATGCAATATCATGCTCAGGGTAAATTGCCTCATCCTCCACACCTTATGCTGCGCGCAGCTATTGAATCAGTTTGGGATAACTACGATGTTATCGTTATAGATAGTGCTCCGAACCTCGGTACAGGAACCATTAACGTTGTTTGTGCCGCTGACGTTATTGTTGTTGCTACACCTGCAGAATTATTTGATTACGCTTCTGTTCTACAGTTTTTCACAATGCTTCTCGATCTATTGGAAAGCGTTGACCTAGGTGGATTTGAGCCAACCGTTCGCTTACTTCTGACTAAATATAGTCTCACTACAGGGAATCAATCACGATGGATGGAAGAACAAATAAGAAATACATGGGGATCAATGGTATTACGTCAGGTTGTACGCGTTACCGATGAAGTAGGTAAAGGCCAGATAAAAATGAGAACAGTATTTGAACAAGCAGCAAACCAACGTTCAACATTGAATGCATGGAGAAATGCTGTTTCTATATGGGACCCTGTTTGCCGAGAAATTTTTGATGATCTAATAAAACCTCGCTGGGAGAACGAATAATGAAACAGCGCTCTCTTCTAAAAAATGCTCCAGATATTAATCGCATTATGAGTAATAATCATCATGCCCCTGAACATCAACCCGTATCACCTATGGTTGGTGATTTAAAACGTCAACTGAGTTCATTAACCGGTAACAGCATAACTTTGCCAGTATGCGGACGTAATGTTAACTTTAAGTTAGAGACAATTCCCGCAGATAAAGTTGAAATGGCAACAATGGTATGGCTAGGTAATGAACGCGATCAAGATTTATTAAATGAATCCTCTCTAGCCGATTTAATCCCATCTTTTCTAACGTCTGGACAACAAAATCCAGCTTTCGCCAGAAAAGTATCTGGAATCGTTGAAGTCGCTGACGGCTCACGTAGAAGAAAAGCAGCGATATTAACAGGATGTGACTATCGCGTCTTAATTGGTGATCTCGACGATGAACAGATGCATTGGTTATCCCAAATTGGTAACGATTATAGACCTATTAGTGCATACGAAAGAGGAAAGAGATACTTACGCAAGCTAAATGACTTTGATGGTAACGTTAAAGCATTAGCCGAGGCTGAAAATATAGATAGAAATATTATCACTCGCTGTATTAATACAGCTGGTCTACCAAAAGATATATTAGCTATCTTCAATCATCCAGGAGAACTGTCAGCTCGTGCTGGAGATTCTTTGTTTAAGGTTTACAAAAAAAACATGGCTGCCATGAGCAATGCTGCTCATCATCTTCTAGTAATTAAAAAAAACGGCGAGGATTTAGAAGCTTCACGGATTATACAAATATTATCTGACTCTGTTCTGGTTGGCGACGAGGAAAAAACAAAAGACGAGAAAAAATATGGGGAAGGGATCACGGCTAGATATAAAGGTAATTTTGTAACTATAAAAATTGATAGCCGCAAAATATCTAAAGAAATACTAAGCAGAATTGAGTTGTTACTAGAGGAACAATCTACTGATAATTAAGAACTATCCCCTGCATTGCAGGGGATATTGATTTATGGTTGACTTGGCCACTCGATATCTGGAGATAGTGATGTATCAACACGGTTCAGCAACACCCGATACTTTTTCCAAGCTTCCAGCAACGAGGTTTCTTCCTCTGTTGCGATTTCCAGATCTACAGCATCCTGAAGCGGCGCAATATGCTCACTGGCTACCTGCATCAGGCTGTTTTTTGTTTCTTCCGCCTCCCGGATCCGGAATAGTTTTTCTGCTTCTGCATCTTTCACCCAGGCTGTACCGTTCCACTTCTGATATTCCCCTTCCGGGGATAACCAGGTGACATTTTCCGGTAACGGACCGAGTTCAGAAATAAATAACGCGTCCCCTGATGCCACGTCATAAACCGTTTTACCCCGATGATCTTCAACGAGATGCCACGATGCCTCATCACTGTTGAAAACAGCCACAAAGCCAGCCGGAATATCTGGCGGTGCAATATCGGTACTGTCTGCAGGCAGACCGGTATGAGGCGGAATATATGCGTCACCTTCACCAATAAATTCATTAGTTCCGGCCAGCAGATTATAAATTTTTATAGTCCGTGGTTGTTCACTCATTCTGAATGCCATTATGCAAGCCTCACAATATAGTTAAATGCGATGTTTTTGACGGTGTTTTCCGCGTTACCCGCAGCGTTAACGGTGATGGTGTGTCCATGTGAACCAATCGCAACGGAGTGCGTGTGTGCACCAATACCGACAGTATGTGCGTGTGCACCTGCAGACGCTGCTGTGCCGGACAGTGAGTGGCTATGATTACCATCTGTACTGGTATTAGCTAACCACCCCGTAGACATACCTACTGAGCCTTGTACACCCCAGGTATTTTGACCTGAGCTTGTATAACCATATTGATAAGTATCTTTAAAAACACTGGGGTTAAATCGACGGCCATCTCTATGGCTGTGATTACCAGCTGCATTCGTGCTGCCACTTAAACTATGGGTATGCGCACCAGTGTTATTCGTAGATTTAGTGCCGTAATCAAACGACGATGTGGTTTTCGTCCCCAAATCCGTACTGGATGCGCTGGCGCTGTGGGTGTGCGATTTAATGCCGTCCTGTTCCTGAGACAATACGGCACGACCACTGGCGGGCTTGCCCTTAATCGTCCAGCCACGCATATCAGGAATAACGCCTGACGGATAAGCCGCTGCAAGTTTCGGGTATGCAGATTTGTCAAAAGCCTGCCCCTGCATCAGGGCATAGCCAGACGGAACGGTATCTGATGGCCACGGGATTGGTGCGCCGACTGGGTAGCTTTCTGGTGGAAGATTTTTCGAGGTATAAACTTCTGCCCAGTCTTCCTCAAAACCATAGCCATCTCTTGAAGAACGGTAGAACAGACCACCATTTCTGTAATGCGCCTTCATCTGCAGGGTCCGGCAACTTCCGACTCCGGTATAGAAGTTAACCAGAATATAGCTGTCGCCAGAGCGGGTGACATTGTAAGCGCCTGATTCGGCATTCCAGGGAACGCCACCATCCGCATCGGCATATGTATCCGTTGCCCTTCTGGCAAAAGCAGCCACATGCGCGGCGGTTAAAGTAATATCTTTGGAACCATCAAACTCAACACCAGAAACCAGTCTTGGCGTTTGCAGCTTTGTTGCTGTTAATGCATTACCGTTCAGACTTGCGGACAGTTTGGTTCCAATAACCAGTTCGCCGGTTGCGTTATCAATAGCAAACGGTCTTAATGTATTCCAGCCACCATAAACATCACCTTGATTGGTAAGCAGCAGGTAAGTTTTAGCGCCATCATTACGCCATAATGCCCCATACTCCCCACCTATCATTCGAATCTGATTACCACCACGCGCTACAATTTCGTCTGTGGCAAAAAGTTTTTTGCACGACAAGTTATCGTTAACGATTAACGAATGAGACTCATAAAAACCACGCCCACCCTTAAAATCAAGGATAACGTCCGCCGCGATACATTCAGTCGCCGGATTTGTTGCCCCAAACTTATAGGTCGTATCATTAACAACGAGATCAGCACCAGGTGCGGATATTGACAGGCCATCTTCGATAAACGCAAAAACAGGGAAAGCAGCGCCATCAACATAGAACACAGAGCGCAAATCATCGCCCTTATTACTCATCATTATTGAGTGGATGGCTCGTTCATTGTTTTGATATTGCCAGAACATTCCATAAGCATAACGCCCCCTGTCAGTCCAGCCACCAGGCATAACAAATCCGTTAAACTCGCAGTTATTCATCGGATCGCCTGCGGTTCGCGTTGCCGTGGTGATAATGACCCTTGATGCCAGTTCGCTTACTGAGCCAGCAGAACGCATAACAACAACAGGGTAATATTTTCCAGATATTGCACCTGCAGGAGCGTTAACCCGCACATAACGCATACCACGCTTATCAGCAAAGTCTGTTTTACTGACCGCGTTAATGTTGTTCAGGAAGCGTCCCTTATCGGGTATATCAGCGCCGTTCTGGTCTTTCTGCAGACGTTTCTCTGCATTGTCATAGGCTGATTTTACTGCCTTTGGCGTTGCCGCCAGCGTTTCAGACGAACTGTTGGTCGCACTGCTGAGCTGTACTATCCCCTTTTTCGTCGTACTTGCATCCTCAAGCGCCACGGCGGATGCAATATCCTCTGCCCGTTTAGCTGCTGTCTCGGCGCGCGTTGCTGCGGATTCTGCCGTATTCTTGCTCTGTGCTGCCGCCGTCGCACTGCCAGCAGCCTCTGTTGCCTTCGTGGATGCCGTCGTGGCGCTGCCTTTCGCTGCTGATGCCTGTCTGGTCGCCTCATCTTTTGAAGCAGACGCCGATGAGGCCGATGACGCCGCCGAACTGGCGGACGATGCGGCAGCCGTTTTTGAGGATTCTGCGCTGGTTTCCGACGCTTTCGCGTTCGTTTCGGATGTCTTCGCTGCGGAAGCTGACCTCGCTGCTGCGTTGGCCTGTTCAGTGGCTTCGCCAGCCTTCGTTGTGGCTGTTGAAGCAGACGATGCGGCACTTTCTGCCGATTTTCCGGCGGCGGTGGCACTGGCTGAGGCCTGCCCGGCACTTGTTGACGCGGTACTGGCAGACGACGCAGCCGCTGTTTTTGAGCCTGCCGCAGCTGAGGCGCTCTGTCCCGCTGCCGTCTCAGAAGACCTGGCGTTCGCCTCGGACGTTTTTGCCGCCTTCGCGGAATTTCCTGCCGCCGTTGCCGAGGAAGCGGCACTACTGGCGCTCGAGGATGCGTTCGTTTCTGATGATTTCGCTGCCTCTTTTGAGGCCGCCGCATCCCGGGCTGAGGTGGCAGCTTCTGACGCTTTCGTGGTCGCGGTGGATGCAGAAGTGGCTGCTGATTGTTGTGACGCTGCGGCATTCGTTTCTGACGTTTTCGCCGCACCGGCACTGGTAGCCGCCGCGCTTTTTGAGGACTCTGCAGCGGCAGCACTTTTTGATGCTTCAGTAGCCTTTGTTGATGCCGTTCCTGCGCTGGAAGACGCTGACTGAGCCGACGTCGCGGCCTGCCCGGCTGATGTGCTGGCTGCACGTGCTGAGCCTGCAGCATCAGTCGCATGGGTTGCCGCCTCACGGGCTGATGTGCCGGCATCGCTGGCTGACTTCTTCGCGGCTGCCGTGTTCTGTGCCACCGCGGACGCGTTACGCGCCACCTCTTCCACCATCAGCTCAAAACGGCGCAGTGCCTCCGGACGGGCATCATCCTCCGTCATGGCACCGAGAAAATCATTCAGCGTACCGGGTCGGGAATCTTCATACACGGTGATGGTCCCGGCATGTGACGGCGGGAATCCTTCCACCAACAGAATAACGCTGTACTGCCCGTACTCAACGTCCATGCTGTAACGCCCGGCTTCATCCGGATTTTCTGAGGCCAGCGTGTTCACCACCACCGTGGTACTGTTACGTTTTGCTTTCAGCTGGATTGTGCAGTTCTGTACCGGTTTTCCTGTGCCGTCTTTCAGTACACCTGAAATCTTTACTGCCATATTCACCCCACAAAAAAGCCCGCCTGAACCGGCGGGCTGTCATAACACTGTGTTACCTGGCTAATCAGAATTTATAACCGACACCCACGATGAAACCGTCAGTGCGCCAGTCGCCACTGCCGGAACCTTCATAAGCGACATCAACGGCCACGGATTCGGTCGGGTTAAACTGCACGCCAGCCCCCCACGCCAGAGACGTGTTGCTGTGGCGACCGTCATCACTTCCGATCAGCACATCGTGCGTTTTCCCCGTATTGTCGGTCACCTGCAGATAATCCCCGGAGAAAGTCGACACACGGCTGTAAGCCACACCCGCCATCGCATACGCGCTGAACCATTCATTCACGCGCACAGACGGCCCCGCCATCACGCTGAACCAGCGGTTACGCACGGAATCTTCATGCCAGCGGGTATCGCTGTAATGCGTTTTTTGCTCATCTTCAGCGTTGGCATAACTGAATGACGTAATCAGCCCCAGCGTGTCCGTAAACTCATAACGGTATTTCACGTTAATCCCGTTCAGATTATCGCTGCCGGGAGCGTTCGTACGGGCATGAAGATACCCTGCGCTCAGTGTGGCCTGCTGCTCAGACGCCCATGCAGGCGCACCGGATACGGCCAGACAGATGGCTGCGGACAAAATGGCTGCACAAACTTTACGCATAATTACCTCTCGCTTTTCTGCAATAAAAAAGGCGCCATTTCTGGCGCCCGTATATGGGTTATAAAATTCAGCTGATACTGATGCCTGCGGTGGCTTTCTTCATCACCACAACCAGCAAATCGCTGATACTTGCTGTGGGATACCAGTCATTTACCAGCCATGCTGACACCGAAAACTCCAGCGTCATGTGGCCGTGACCAGCTGGCATATCAATAACACCACTGTAAATCAGCGTATTATCCAGCGCGGTACGGTTATAAATTTCAGCACCATTTTTCTTCACTATCAGGCGGCATGACGAATAAATATCGTTATTCTCCCGCTCATGTTTAGCGCCGCAGAATGCCACCGCCGGAATAACAATTTGCCTGTCAAAAGGCTGATCGTCATAAATCCTGACGGTAATGGTCCCTGATGGCCACCGCTCCGGTGCCCGGGAGTCCCGCGGGAAAGCCTTACCCACTGTTTTGACAATATCGCCTTCAATCTGGTTGGCTGACAGTTTCCCTTTAATCTGACAGTTCTCATTTATCGTAACGTTGTTGAGCGTCCCGGAGTTCGCATTCACACTGCCACTGATATCTGCATTTTTAGCGGTCAGCTTTCCGTCCGGTGTCAGGGAAAATGCAGGAGGATTACCGCCGCTGGTAATGGTGGGAGCCGTCAGATATTTCAGGAACACTTCATTCATGAATATCTGATCACCCTGACCAACAAACATCGGTTTTGTGTTGCCATTTGCAGGATTAATCATCGCAATCCTGTCTGCCGCCAGCAGCACCTGACTCTGCATGCCGTCGGGGGTGTTCTCAATACCGGCACCGATACCCGCGATATAAAGGCGTCCGTCCTGCATCTGCTGCAGCTTCACAGCCCACATGCTGTTCAGATTATTATTTGTATCAACCTGAACCTTCTGTATCTGCTGGATCGCTGCACTCTGGTCTTCCAGTTTCTTATTGACGGTCTGTGTGATTTCATTGCTGACATCCGTAATGGATGTCCTGATTTCAGCCAGGTCAGGCGCAAGCTGACCGTTATCAATCTGCGTCCACAGCTCCTGAGCCAGATGGGTTTTCCCTATCTCGCCTTTGAAAAAATCCAGATAGCCGGATGCGTCATCACTCGGCTGACCAACAGCCTCCACGAATGCCGATTTGCCAACGGTGTTCACACTGCGAACGTAAAAATAATAATTATGGCCCGGCCTGATATTGATACTGGCGGCTATCCAGTACAGCGCCGTGCCAAGATAGCGTGCTGTGGTTTCAACCTGCCTGATATCCGCAATCCGCTTTTCCGAGAACCAGAACTCAAACTGTACCGTCGGATCATAAACCGCAAGATGCGGCGTGGCGGTTATCTGAAAATAGCCCGGCGTCAGCTCAATCCGCGACGGCGCTGCCGGGGCGGCAATCCGGAACGATACCGACGCCGGATCGCCCTGCTGTCCCCGGGCATTTACCGCCCGGACCGTCAGCGTGTAACGCCCCAGCGCCAGTTGCCTGAAGCGGTAAGTGGTTTCCGTCGTCCGGGCCGTGCTGACCAGCCGCTCACTGCCGTCATCGGCGGCCACGGTCAGGCGAAGCATAAAGCTCACGCCCTTCACCACCTTCGGCGTATCCCAGCGCGCCAGCACCTGGTATTCCCCGCTGTCTGCGGTGACTTCGGCGGTCAGGTGCTGCACCGCTGGCGGCGTGACACCATTCACCGTGCCGCTCTGGTCGCCGTCAAAGTGCGCCCCGTTATCCACGATGGCTTCTTTTTCCGGTACATGCTGCACGGCGGTGATGGCATACGTGCCGTCGTCGTTCTCACGGATACTCACGCAGCGGAACAGGCGCTGGCGCAGCGTCGGCAGCTTCAGCCCCCATACGCTGTATCCGGCAACGCCGTCAGGAACACGGCTCACTTTTACCTTCACGCCGTCGGTGACGGACTGGACCTCCACGCTGACCGGATTGCCACTTCCGTCAACCAGGCTTATCAGCGTGGTACCGGAGGATGGCAGCGTGATTTCACGGTCGAGCGTCAGCGTCCGGGTCTGGCTGTTCACCGCCAGCACGCGCCCGCCGGTGCTGATCCCCGCATAGTCATCATCGCAGATTTCAATGACATCGCCCGGCACATGGCGAAGCCCTTCCGCACCCACGCTGAAGTCCACGGTCTGCGTTTCCAGTAGTTCCGTTTTAATCAGCCACAGCCCGGCGCGGTGCGCCTGCCCCCGGCTGGTACAGCCAAAGGCATCCATCTTCGTGACGTTACGACCGTAACGGAGAATGGCCTGCGTATCTTCAACAAGCTCTGTCGCCGTCTCCCAGCCGTTATCCGGGTCAATCCAGTTCACCTCAACGGCATTATGACGGTCCTTCAGGGCACTGAAGCTGTAGCGGAACGGCGCGCCATCATCCGGCATCACCACATTACTGCGGTTATAGGTCCACACCTTATCCGACGGTCGGTCCTGCACGAACGTCAGCGTCTGCCCGTTCCATACCGGCATACAGCGCATCGCCGAGCAGAAATCACTGAGAACATCCCACGCCTTGCGCTGTGTGGTCAGGTAGGCATTACAGGTGATGCGCGGCTCCGTGCCACCAAAGCCATCCGGCACCGACTGGTCGCAATTCTGGCCGATGACATACAGCGCCCATTTGTCCACATCCGCCGCACCGAGACGCTTCCCCATGCCGTAGCGCGGATGGGTCAGCATATCCCACAGACACCAGGCCATGTTGTTGCTGTATGCTGGCTTAAACGTTCCGTCCCAGATACCGCTGTATTGCCGCGTCTGCGGGTTATAGTTCGACGGCACCTGCAGAATGCGCCCGCGAAGATGATAATTACGGCTCACCTGCTGGCTGCCGAACTGTTCCGAGTCCACCTGCACGCCGACCAGTGCCGTGTTCGGGTAGCACTGTTTCACATCGATGATTTCGGTGTATGACGACCAGAGCGTTTTGTTCTGCAGCTGGTCTGTGGTGCTGTCCGGCGTCATTCTGCGCATCCGGATATTAAACGGGCGCGGCGGCAGGTTATCCACCACCACCGAGGCCAGATACTGCGAGGTGGTTTTGCCCTTAATGGTGATGTCTTTTTCCGTCACCCAGCCACCATTACGCTGTATCTGAACCAGCAGGCGAACTTCCGACGGATTCCGGTCCCCCTTTGAGGTGGTTTCCACCAGTGCCTGCACACCGAAGGTAAAGCGCAGTCGGTCGATGTTTGCCGACGTGATGGCGCGGGTGATCGGCGTGTCGTATTTCACTTCCGTACCCAACACCGTCTCGGAGCCGGAGGATTCAAATCCCTCCGGCGGAGTCTGCTCCTGCTCACCAGCCCGGAACACCACCGTGACACCGGCGATGTTGGTATTCCCATCACTGTCCAGCACCGGCGTACTGTTCAGCAGCACGCTTTTTAATCCATCCACCGGACCTTCAATCGGCCCTTCACTGATGGCATCAATCACACTCAGCAACTGCGTGGACTTCAGGTTGTCCTTCGCTTCGCGCGGGGTATGCCCCTTACTGCTTCCTTTACCCATTCCTCACGCTCCATAAACGACAAAACCGCCCGCAGGCGGTTTCACATAAAACATTTTGCATCAGCGACCAATCACCACAACCTGACCACCGTCCCCTTCGTCTGCCGTGCTGATCTCCTGAGAAACCACGCGTGACCCCACGCGCATTTCCCCGTACAGAACAGGCAGAACATTGCCCTGGGCAACCATGTTATCCAGTGAGGAGAAATAGGTGTTCTGCTTACCGTTATCCGTTGTCTGTGTACGGGGAGTTCTGGCTTTCGGTGCCAGCATCTGCGCCACACCACCGAGCACCATACTGGCACCGAGAGAAAACAGGATGCCGGTCATACCACCGGCCCCAATGGCTGCCCCCCATGCTGCAAGGGTGGCTCCGGCGGTAAAGAATGATCCGGCAATGGCGGCAGCCCCCAGGACAATCTGGAATACGCCACCTGACTTGGCCCCGGCGACTCTGGGAACAATATGAATCACAGCGCCATCAGGCAGAGTCTCATGTAACTGCGCCGTTAACCCGGACGTGCTGACGTCCCGCCCGGCAATCCGTACCTGATACCAGCCGTCGCTCAGTTTCTGACGAAACGCCGGGAGCTGTGTGGCCAGTGCCCGGATGGCTTCAGCCCCCGTTTTCACACGAAGGTCGATGCGGCGACCAAATCGTTGTAAATCCCCGTAAAGGCAGATGCGCGCCATGCCCGGTGACGCCAGAGGGAGTGTGTGCGTCGCTGCCATTTGTCGGTGTACCTCTCTCGTTTGCTCAGTTGTTCAGGAATATGGTGCAGCAGCTCGCCGTCGCCGCAGTAAATTGCGGCGTGATTCGGCACCGATGAACCAAAACAGCACAGCAGCACATCGCCCGGCTGTGCCGCTGACAACGGCACCTGATACAGCCCCGTCGCCTCCAGATTATCCAGATAGAGATTCTGGCCGTTACGCCACCAGTCATCCTCACGATGAAAGTCCGGCATCTCAATCCCCGCCAGATGATAAGCATCCCGGAACAGTGTGTAACAGTCCGTCACACCGTGCTCAAAGCGCCGCCCGGTGAGATGCGGCACACAGCGGAACTTATGAATCGTCCCCCGGCAGACCAGCCACCACGGCAAATCACTCTGCACCTGCAGCCGCCGGTCGGCCTCACTCAGCCAGGGCAGACCACCGGGGTGGCTGTGGACCAGCGCCACAATCTCACCCTGCATTTCTGCCTGCAGCCAGTCTTCCGGCGACATACGGAAATACGCCTCCGGCTCACCGGAGATATTCACGCAGGGGAAATATCTTTCCCCCTCCGGCGTGCTTACCACGAAGCCGCACGACTCCGCTGGCGCACATCGCCGGGCGTGCGCCAGAATCGCTGATTCTGTCTGTGTCATGGGATTTACTGCGAAAGTTTGTTAATGGAAAGGAAGCCGCCAAAGTTGCCGACGTTATTGCGGAACTTACAGCCACTCAGGCATTTGCTGCATTTATCCTTCGTGATATCGGACGTTGGCTGGTCATATTCATCCGCGACAGCCGGACCGCTATAACCGCACTCGTCACCGCGATAGGTCCAGGTGCAGGTGTTGGCCAGCATGATACGTCCCGGAAAAACAGCGCCATCCGTTTCCGTCGGCGTGGACAGTACAAAAGAGGCACTCACCGCGCTCAGTTCGCTGCACTGCTCAATGCGCCAGCGGCTGATCACCTCCTGCTCCGGATCGGCGCCACTGTTTCCGTTGACGAAGTTCACCGCATCCAGAAAACGGGCGTAAACCTTACGCCGGACCACCGTTCCACCGACCAGACTCTGCAGATCTTCCGCCATCCCGGTGACCATACCGTACAGGTTAGAAACCGTCAGTGTGGGGCGCGTACTGGTGCCTTTGCCATTCAGTTCAAAACCACTCCCCTGAATGGGATACGGCTGATACTGTCGTCCCTGCCAGGTGACCGGCTCACCTTTTTCGTTCTGCTCATTACAGAAAAAATAACGTTCTCCACCGACCTCTGTCAGGTCGATTTCCCAGAGCACCACGCTGGCCGACTGCTCCGCACGGGTGCATTCATTCAGTGTTTCCTGCCGGATATCCTGCATCAGTTCACCACCTGTTCAAACTCTGCGCTGAACTCAACACGCAGCATACTGACCCGCGACGACCATTTTGCGCAGGTCACCTTTATCTGCCGCCACTCATAAGGCGGCGTCCACAGAAAGGCTTTCCAGCCCCCGTGCTCAGCCAGAAACGACTCCAGCGCCGTGGCCTCCCAACGGGGAACAGAAAGCGTCACGCTGTACGTTTTCAGGTCGGCATTCAGCCCGGCAGGCGCTCGCTGGGAATAGCCATCACCAAAGCGCACTTTCCTGACGGAAGGGGCCGAAGCCACATCCATACCGGGTTTCACTTTCCAGCGGAAGGTCTTCATCGTCCACCTCCGGAGAACAGACCACCATCGCGCATCTGTGCCTGAATTTCATCACGGGCACCCTTGCGGGCCATGTCATACACTGCCTTCATCATCTGTGGACCTGGCAGACCATTCGTACCGTCGTTCTGAATCACCACGTTGTTGTTCTGCTCAAACCTGATACCCTCTGAACGCCGCATTTGCGCCGGACTTCCGGTGCCACCGACATAACCGCCGGTGGCATAGCCGCGCATCAGCCGGTAGAGATTTCCCACGCCAATCCGGCTGGTTGCCTCCTTCGTGAAGACAAATTCACCACGGTGAACAATCCCCGCTGGCTCATATTTGCCGCCGGTTCCCGTAAATCCTCCGGTTGCAAAATGGAATTTCGCCGCAGCTGCCTGAATGGCTGTACCGCCTGATGCGGATGCGCCGCCACCAACAGCCCCGCCAATGGCGCTACCGATACTCCCGACAATCCCCACCATTGCCTGCTTAAGCAGAATTTCTGTCATCATGGACAGCACGGAACGGGTGAAGCTGCGCCAGTTCTGCTCACTGCCGGTCAGCATCGCTGCCATATTCTGTGCAATACCATCAAAGGTCTGCGTGGCTGCACTTTTTACCTGCGACATACTGTCCGTGGCGCTCTCTTCCCACTCACTCCAGCCGGACTTCAGGCCTGTCATCCAGCTCCCGCGAAGCTGGTCTTCAGCCGCCCAGGTCTTTTTCTGCTCTGACATGACGTTATTCAGCGCCAGCGGATTATCGCCATACTGTTCCTTCAGGCGCTGTTCCGTGGCTTCCCGTTCTGCCTGCCGGTCAGTCAGCCCCCGGCTTTTCGCATCAATGGCGGCCCGTTTTGCCCGTTGCTGCTGTGCGAATTTATCCGCCTGCTGCGCCAGCGCGTTCAGGCGCTCCTGATACGTAACCTTGTCGCCAAGTGCAGCCAGCTGGCGTTTGTACTCCAGCGTCTCATCTTTATGCGCCAGCAGAGATTTCTCCTGTGCAGACAGCTGGCGACGTTGCGCCGCCTCCTCCAGTACCGCGAACTGACTCTCCGCCTTCCACAAATCCCGGCGCTGCTGGCTGATTTTCTCATTCGCTCCGGCATGCTTCTCCAGCGTCCGGAGTTCTGCCTGAAGCGTCAGCAGGGCAGCATGAGCACTGTCTTCCTGACGATCGCCCGCAGACACCTTCACGCCGGACTGTTTCGGCTTTTTCAGCGTCGCTTCATAATCCTTTTTCGCCGCCGCCATCAGCGTGTTGTAATCCGCCTGCAGGATTTTCCCGTCTTTCAGTGCCTTGTTCAGTTCTTCCTGACGGGCGGTATATTTCTCCAGCGGCGTCTGCAGCCGTTCGTAAGCCTTCTGCGCCTCTTCGGTATATTTCAGCCGTGACGCTTCGGTATCGCTCTGCTGCTGCGCATTTTTGTCCTGTTGAGTCTGCTGCTCAGCCTTCTTTCGGGCGGCTTCAAGCGCAAGACGGGCCTTTTCACGATCATCCCAGTAACGCGCCCGCGCTTCATCGTTAACAAAATAATCATCCTTGCGCAGATTCCAGATGTCGTCTGCTTTCTTAAACGCAGTCTCTGCCTTAATCAGCATCTCCTGCGCGGTATCAGGACGACCAATATCCAGCACCGCATCCCACATGGATTTGAATGCCCGCGCAGTCCTGTCTGCCCAGGTCTCCAGCGTGCCCATGTTCTCTTTCAGGCGGCGGGTCTGGTCATCAAACCCTTTCGTTGCGGCCTCGTTCGCCGCCTGCAATGCCCCGGCTTCATCGCCGGAACGCTGCAACTGAGCAACATACGCAATCTGCTCCGCCGTCACGTTATGGAACTGGCGTGCCATCGCCGTCAGCCCCGACGTCGGGTCTGTGGTCAGCTTCCCGAAGGCTTCAGCGACCTTGTCCACCTCCACGCCGGATACAGAGGAGAAACGCGCCACACTCTGGCTGATGGACGCAATCTGAGCCTCACCGCTTACCCCCGCCTTGACCAGTGCGCTGAGTGACTCGCTGGTCTGGTTAAACGTCAGCCCTGCCGCCTGCCCGGCTCTGGACAGGACCAGCATACGATCTGCCGTCAGTCCCGCCTGATTTCCGGAAAGGACCAGCGTTTTGTTGAAATCGGACAGGGTTGAGTTGCCCTGATACCAGGCATACGCCAGCGCACCGGTCGCCACCGCCAGCGAGGTGGCCCCCACCATCGGCAGGGTGATCGCACCGGCAAGCCCCCTGAACATGGGGATCATCCCGCCGAAGGAGTCCTTAACCTGACCACCCTGTTGCAGCAGGATCAGCCACGGACTTTGCCCGCCTGCAAGCTGCGTGGCCACGTCGGTGAACTGTGCAGGCAGCATACGCATGGCGGCTTTATACTGCCCGACGGAAATCCCCGCTTTCTGTGCAGCCAGCGCCTGTCGGCTCAGCGACTGTTCAACGACTGCCGCTGTTTTTTTCGCATCACTTTCCGTACCGGAAAAATGACGCCTGACTCTGGCCATCTGCTCGTCAAATCTGGCCGCATCCAGACTCAAATCAACGACCAGATCGCCTACCGGTTCAGCCATACCGGACTCCTCCTGCGATCCCTTCTGATACTGTCATCAGCATTACGTCATCCTCCGTCATGTCCGCCACATCCGGGGAAGCGGGGATAACTTCATTCCCGTCCGGGACAAAACGAACGCCTCCGGCAAGCCCTGCCGCTTTCTGCATCAGCACATCATCTTCAGGCTCTTCGTCAGCCTCGCGCCGGTTCAGCAGACTGAAATCCAGCGGATGCATATCCGGATCGCTGAAAAACAGGCTGAGCACGGTGTACGTCAGCCCGGAAAAGTGCATATCCAGCAGAACATCATGAAAATAATGGGTACTGTAAAAGCGGTGCCAGTCGGCATACTCCGTGGATGACATCCCGGCAAGCATGGCGCGCCAGTCGGGTCGCCCCATCTCACGCGCCAGTTTCAGGGCAAAACTCAGCTCACCGTCGAACACTTTCCCGCAGAAACAGGCTCTGCGGGCCCGGCGTCCTCTGCCTGGTCAGGGGCATCATTCACAACAAACTCAGACATACCGGACAGACGCATTACCACATTTTCAGCCTGAGCAATTGCCTCTGTGGGCCAGGTGGTAAGCACTTCCTGCTCAATTTGTTTAACGGCTTCATTCATGGACGGCATCTTTGTCTTCTGCGGATGGCTATGCCACAGGGACATCGCCACCAGAAAAGCACCGGTTCTGACGAGATCTTCCACGCTCACCTGTCGATTGAGACTGGATCCCGCCTGTTCTGCCTGTCGTTTCAGCAGGGCGAGATGCTCAATTCGCTGCAGGGCTGACAGTTCAGAAAGCGTGACGCTCACACCGTTATATTCAAATGATTCGGTTTTCAGGAACATCGCTGACTCTCCGGATTAACTGTCGGTGACGGTGATTTCTGCAACCACAGCAAGTTCACCATTACCGGATACAACCGGAATGTTGACCTTGCCTGCAGCAACACCTTTCACGGTGATGGTCATACCACTGACCGACACGGTGGCTTTTGTTTTATCCGCTGACACCGCACGGAAGCTCTTGTCGGTTGCGCCTTCCGGCTGGAATGCCACGGTCAGCGTGGTGCTCTGCCCTTTCACCACCGAAGTGCTGGCAGGCGTCACGGTCATGCCGGTTGCCGCTGTTACCGTGCTGCGATCTTCTGCCATCGACGGACGTCCCACGTTGGTGACCTTCACCGTGCGGGTAATCACTTCCTTCGCCGTCACCGCCTTACCGATACTGCTGACCCAGCCACGGAACACATCGACCGTGCCGTTCGGGAAGCGGATTTTATAGGCACGGGTATCGCCTTCATTAAACCACGCCAGCAGCGCCTGCTGCCCCTGCTCTCCGGGCATCCACGCCAGCGTGAAGCTGGTATCTCCGGCAGATTTCTGCCCCTGCCCGGTCGCAGTCCAGTCTGCATCTTCATCATCGAGATAGCTGTCGTCATAGGACTCAGCGGTCAGTTCGCCGGGCGTCAGGTCTTTAACTTTTGCCAGACGCGACCAGTCAACGTCTGAAAGCGGATTCGCATAAGGGTCACCGCTCCCCTTATAAACCCACAGGGTGGTCCCGGCACCTTTCACCGGCATTACAGGATTTGGTACAGGCATAGCGTCCTCACATTTCATAGGTAATGACATAAGTCAGATCGGCTGAACTCCACAGGCCCGCATCATCGTCGCGCCGGTAGTCATAGCCGCTGGCCACCATACTGGTGATCAAATCTGACAGTGCCGGGATATCGCTCATCACCGGATAAATCCGGGACTCCATCCACGCATCCAGCTCTGAATCCGGCACCTGAGCAGGCAGGAAAACTTCGATATGCAGCTCCGCCTGCCAGGTATCGCTGTCCAGCTCTTCGCCCGTGTATTCAGCGCCGGTGAGATAAACGGCAACTGCCGGAAAATCCGCCTCATCAAAAACAGCGGGGCGACCATCAAAAAACGTCGCCCCGGTGTCATGCTTCTCCAGTGCATCCAGTACGGCTGCACGGAGTTCAGTATGTTTCATCGCTTTATTACCATCCTCAGTTGATGCTGCAGCGCATAGCCCAGCTCTTTCGGAAGACGCTCACGCCGTATCCGCTCAATATTCTGTTTAAACGCCGTGGTCAGCGGCACCGCCATCGGGATTTTCACCACATCAATGGGGTAACGGTTTTTCCCGGCCACACGCTGCATAACATGCCACCGGCCATTTTTCAGTTGCTGAATAAACGCGCCGGGAATACGACGGTTTCCCACCACAAGCACGCTGCCGCCACCTTTCAGGGATGAACGCTGCCCCTTTTTACGACGCCTGCGTCGGGACAGGACAATCCGCGCGTTACCCAGCCTGATTACGGGCAAATCCCCCCGGTTAACCTTGATTCTGGCCTGCGGATTTTTGACCGTGGCCCTTTTCAGCCTGGCCCTTTCCTTTACCAGTTTCCGGCGTACCTTTGTCTCACGGGCAACCTGTGACGCCGACTGCGATATCGCGGATGAAGCAACGCGGTTAATGGCCATTGCGGCGGCACCGGGCACCGCCGTTCTGCTGATACGGCTGAGGTTTTCAACGGCCTGCTCAAGACCTTTTATGGCCATACATCCCCCTTTCAGCGGCGACGGTTAACGGCAGGCGGTACGCCCCGCCCAAGCCAGAGATGACAGCTTCCGCCATCATCCGGCGAAATCCGGTCTATCCAGAAGTTTTCCTCACCGATGGTCAGCGTGTCGCCGCGCCGCAGCTGCCGCACATCATCAGTCCGGACAAACAGGGACGGGCTGGAACCTTCAACGCGCACGCCCGGCCCGGCATAGCTGATATTTTCAGGGTCATCAAAAACACCACGTATCACAGCACCGGACTGCTCACCGGATGTCATGGTGGCTGACGTTCCCATGTACCCGCGTATCGTTTCATCGGCGCGGGCAATGGCAGCATCGAACAGGTTATCGAAATCAGCCACAGCGCCTCCCGTTATTGCATTCTGGCCAGGCCGCGCGCTGTCATTTCAGCTGCCACACCGGCAGAGACACGGAACGCCGTTCCCGGCAGCACAAATGCCACAGCCTCATCCCGCGTGGCGTGAAGTGCATCAGTATGCAGCGTCACCAGTGCCACGACCGTGACCAGATCAGCCGTATCAGTCACGGTATCCGGCTGCGCTGATACAACCTCATTTTCATGTCCGGTCAGCGCATTTTCCGGGCTGACAGATGTGTCCTGACCGGCAGCGTCATCCGTGTCATCAAGCTCCTCTTCCAGCTCTGCCACACGGAGCACCAGTTCTTCTTTCGTCCCCGTCAGGCTGACATCACGGTTCAGTTGCTCACCCAGCACCTGAAGACGGGCAATCAGTTCATCTTTCGTCATGGACTCCTCCACAGAGAGAAAATGGCCCCGAAGGGCCATGATTACGCCAGTTGTACGGACACGAACGCATCAGGGTCAGCCAGCAGCATCAGCGGTGCTGACTGAATCATGGTGAACTCACGCGCCGGATCGCCGGTGGTCACCCAGTTTTTCGGGTAGCGGGCAGAGGCGTTAATACCTTCGCGCTGTGCGTCCGCATCCTGAATGCAGCCATAGGTGCGCAGACCGCGTGCCTGAGTGTTCCCCAGCACCATCGTGTTGTCCGGCAGGAAGTTCTTTTTGACGTCGTTTTCCACGTACTGTCCGGAATACACGACGATCGCCGTATCGCCATACATCCCCTTATAGGACACCGCTTCACCCAGGTCTTTTACCGCTGTCTCCAGCTCGGAATTAGAGCCGCGACGGGTATCCAGCTTCTCCTTGACGGCTTTGAAGGAACGGAACAGCGCCCAGCCTTTCGGATCAAACACGATGATATTCACCACGCCGCTGGCGTTCAGCGCATAGGCTTCGATATCGTCGGTCGGGTCATACGTGGACTTGTCACGCTTGCTCCACTCCGTACCACCGGACTGTGTGATGTTGTTCGCCGCACTGCGGCCCATATCCACTTCAACCGGATCGAAGGCTTCACCGGTCATGGTGTATTTGCCCTTAAGCACGGCAGAAACTGCCTGCATCTCTTCGACCTGGGCAATGGCCAGCTCTTCGTCTCGCATGTTCTGCATGATGATGCGACGGCGGCGGTAAGCCGGGTCCGCCAGATTCTGTGGATCTTCATCCGGCAGGCGACGCAGGGTCATCTGCGGATTCACCTCATGCTTGGGCTTGACATATCCCGGTGTAAATTCAGAGGTGGAGCCGCCACGGGATCGGATAACCTCACCGGAAACAATCGGCGAAACGTACAGCGCCATGTTTACCAGTCCCGGAATTTGTGAGAGATAGACTTTCTCCGTGGTGAAGGGATAGCTCTCACGGAAAAAGAGACGCAGAAACAGCGGATCAAACTTAAATTTCTTCTCATTTGCCGCCAGCAGCTGGGCGGTTGTGTACATCGACATAAAAAAATCCCGTAAAAAAAGCCGCACAGGCGGCCTTTAGTGATGAAGGGTAAGGTTAAACGATGCTGATTGCCGTTCCGGCAAACGCGGTCCGTTTTTTCGTCTCGTCGCTGGCAGCCTCCGGCCAGAGCACATCCTCATAACGGAACGTACCGGACTTGTAGAACGTCAGCGTGGTGCTGGTCTGGTCAGCATCAACCGCCAGAATGCCAACGGCAGCACCGTCGGTGGTGCCATCCCACGCAACCAGCTTACGGGTGGAGGTATCCAGCATCAGCGGGGTCATTGCAGGCGCTTTCGCACTCAATCCGCCGGGCGCGGTTGCCGTATGTGCCGGGTCACTGTTGCCCAGCGGCTGGTAATGGGTAAAGGTTTCTTTGCTCGTCATAAACATCCCTTACACTGGTGTGTTCAGCAAATCGTTAACGGCATCAGATGCCGGGTTACCTGCAGCCAGCGGTGCCGGTGCCCCCTGCATCAGACGATCCAGCGCAGTGTCACTGCGCGCCTGTGCACTCTGTGGTGCAGCTGCCAGAATGCGGCGGGCCGTTTCCACGGTCATACCGGGGGTTTCTGCCAGCACGCGGGCCTGTTCTTCGCGTCCGTGAGCCTCCTCACAGTTGAGGATCCCCATAATGCGGCTGTTTTCTGCCGCAACCGCAGCGGTGATCTGCGCGTTCACGTCCGGCTGCGCCGCGCTGGCGTTTTCGCCCTCCGTCGCTGGCACCACGTCAGTAACGTCAGCCTGCGAAGCAGTGGCTGAAACAGTTGTTGATTGAGTCTCTTTGGTCATTCGCCCTCCTGAGAGACGGGATTTACGTGCATCCAGTGCATCACGCATGACGGTGATCGCATCGGTGCTGTTAACAAGTTCATCAGCCAGTCCGGCATCAATGGCCTCCTGACCGCTGTACACTGCAGCCTCGGTATCCAGCACAGCCTGCACAGACAGGCCGGTATATGCCGACACCTTCTGCGCAAACATCTGGCGGGTTGCGTCCATCCGGGACTGCAGTGTCTCCCGGACGTCATCCGGAAGATGGCTGTAGGGGTTGCCATCCACCTTATGGCTGCCGCTGTAAATCAGCGTGATTTCCACGCCCTGTTTCTCCAGCGCAGCACCGTAATTACTGTGAGCCATCATGACGCCGATGGAGCCTGTCCGGGCGGTCTGCGTGACCAGACGCCGGGAGGCGGCACTGGCAAGCAGCTGACCTGCGCTGCAGTTCATGTCATTGGCCAGCGCCCATACCGGCTTTATGTCACGCACACGGGCGATGATGTCAGCGCAGTCAAATGCCCCTGCCACCATTCCGCCGGGCGTGTCCATATCCAGCAGAATGCCGTCCACCATCGGGTCGCTGGCAGCCTGTTGCAGACGGGCGATAATGCCGTTGTAACCGGTCATCCCCGAATACGGCTGCAGCGCCCGCGTCCGGCTGACCAGCGTGCCGGAAACCGGCAGCACGGCGATGCCGTTCATGACCTGATAACTGCGGGCCTGTCGTGGTCCGTCATCATTAACGGATAACGCCAGCGTCGCGGGTGCCTCTCCGGCAGTCAGGCTGTCACCGGACACCGCATCCGTCAGGCGGCTGATCCCAAGCTGGCCTGCAAGCGCACAAAAGAAAACCCGCGCATAGGCGGGTTCAAGCATAAGCGGCTCATTAAAGGCCATGCTGGCAATATGCGGGAGATTACGCAGCTCTGCTGTCACTCTTCTCCTCCTCTGTTGATTGTCGCAGTCCGGATTCAAATGCCGCAGCCGCCCAGGCGGGCGGTTTAAGACCGGCTGCACGGCGCTCCATCGTTTCACGGACCTGCTGGGCAAAAATTTCCTGATAGTCGTCACCGCGTTTTGCGCACTCTTTCTCGTAGGTACTCAGTCCGGCTTCTATCAGCATCACCGCTTCCTGTACTTCTTTCAGACCATCGATGGCCATACGACCGGAGCCTATCCAGTCACAGTTCCCCCAGGCACTTCGGGCTTCCTGAAAACTGAAGCGCGCTTTTGAAGGTAACGTCACCACGCGGCGAGCGATGGCCTCTTCCAGCCAGCACAGAAACATCTGGCTCGCCTGACGGGATGCGACGAATTTTCGCCGCCCCATAAAGTACGCCCACGACTCGTTCGCACTGGCCCGTGCCGTGGAGTAGCTCATCTGAGCGTAATTCCGGGAAAGCTGCTCATACGAGACACCCAGCCCGGCAGCGATATACCGCAACAGTGACTGCTCAAACACGGAGTAGCCGTTATCCGT